GCTCGAAGCATTCCACATATGCAATTGCCGCCACAGCAATACGACATAGCTGTCCCCCAATATTTCAAGCAGACGGTATACGAAGATTCTCCCGTTACGAAGATCGATTCAATGAACTTGACGACGTTGGTGGTACCGAGTCGTCCGAAGGTGAGCATCGTCCCACCATTGGAGGCACAAAATACCTCGTCATCAACTACCGAAGTGCCGGATATGAATGGCTCTCCGAGCCTGTCAACGAAAACGCAATGCTCCGACACACAGGTCGATGCGCTGTTACCTTCTACAGTCGCCAAAGCGAATCAAAAGAAGCGCGCCTACAGAAGGTCAAAGAAAACACTCCTGAAGCAGCAGATTGGTTCCTCCCCCCTCGTGGAGCAGAAGCAGAGCGAATCAGCTTGCTCCAACACACCTCCGAACACCATCCTCGCAATATCAAATTAGATAGCAACCACTACTACTCATTCGCCGATCAATATGTTCCTTCCACCGTCCCGCAACATCTTGTGGACGAGTGGTGGTCTTTGGCGACTTATGAGGAAAAGGTTATCGCTATCAATTGGCCAATGTTGAAGATGACTGTCAATAGAACTGCTTCGCCCGGGGTTCCTTATGCAAATTTGGAAACCTCTAATGGCGCCCTACTCGATAACCACTCCGAATACATTTGTAAATTAGTTATTGATCGCCTTGACGCGCTTCTTGCTGCGTCGGTGAACAACTACGAAAGCATCAATGCTGAGGGGTTGGTTAGAATGGGGTTAACAGATCCTATTCGAGTGTTCGTTAAGAACGACCTCCACCCCGGACGGAAAATCGCGACTGGTAAAGTCCGTTTGATATGTTCCGTTTCGTTGGTGGATCAACTGGTCGAAAGAATTTTGTTTTCCAATCAGAATGCGGTCGACATCCGAAGTTTCGCTCAAATCCCTAGTAAACCTGGGTTTGGTATGCTTGATGCTGACGCTGTCGACGCTCTGCGTCAGAACGTGGAAGATATGAAAGGCCTCGATGTGCCTCTCGTTAGTACGGACATGAGCAACTGGGACTTTACGTTCCAAGAGTGGGAATGGAAGGCGGAGTATAAACTCCGGGCCATTCTAGCTGGCGCGAAAATGTGGGACGCCTGGGCAGCAATGTCTGCCGTCCGAATATACGCGCTCTCTATGTCTGTGTTCGCCCTATCCGATGGGTCTCTGTATGCGCAGAGAATCCCTGGAATAATGAAGTCTGGCTCTTACTTGACTTCTAGTACGAATTCGCGAATAAGGGCATTTGGTGCCCATATACGACGTTCTCCTAGTATAACTATGGGTGACGATTGCGTTGAAAACGGCAGAGTTCTTCAAGAACTCGTCGAACATTATGCGCATATCGGACATTGCGTGAAAGATGCTCGCTTCTGTGAAGATGGAAAGTTTGAGTTCTGCTCGCATGTCATAACCGACAACTATATAGTGCCGATTAACTGGCTCAAGATGGTGGTTAATTTCATCGTCCGGGGTGAGTATGATGAGCTGTCTTTTCAGCAACTGGTGACCGAATTGAAAGATGCGGACCATGAAATGATTGAAGAGATTTTGGCTCGCAATGGCGTTCACTGCGACCTGAGTAGTTATGTTCGAGGCTAGACGAAGCCACGTCATTGCTGCACTTCGTTGGACGTTAACTAATCGAAGTGTAAAAGAACGATAAGAAGTAAATAACGATGTCTGCTACAAATCTTCTAAAGGTTATCAACGATGACCATGAATTACGTCAGACCATTTCTCCCGATGGGTGGAATTGGTTGCTATCTTCGCTCGACCCGTTCCACGATTTTGCTCATCCTTTGGCTGGTTATCCTGACCTCGCGGGCGCTCCGTCAGTTGTTCTCGAAATAACGCGAACTCTTTCGGTATCTGGAACTAGCCTTGCGAACGGTTATATGAATTGTTATATGTGTCCCTTTAGCTCTGCTCTTACCTCTGCGAGTCCTATCTGTTTTATAGGAAACTGGGATATAC